CACTGTAACAAATGTCACTTCCATGGCACTGTCATCTGTGTAACCGATCGCGAGTTCTGCAGCACTTGCGTCGTAACACACCGCTACATTCGAACCATTCGGTCCACGGTTGTAGATATGCCCTAAATCAAACGTCGCTAAATCTGTATTATCTGTACCTATTTCGACGAGACCGTCTTTGATTGTAGTGTTCGTAACATGAATATTCGCGACCGTTCCAACCGATGTTACATTCCCGGACACATAAAGATTTCCGGTAACAGTTAAGTCCCCGGGGTCGCCCCCAGTGGTCGAAAGTCCCGATATTGATAGTGGAACTTGTGTTCTAAAAAGTTGTTTTGTACTTTGATTATACGCTACGAACGTACTTGTTGAATCATCTGATCCCGTACCCGTAAAATTAGACGCTAAGGCAAGCGGTGTGATGTATACACCACTAGATATGGTGGCATCTATTTTTTCGTCACTCGCGTTCATCACTATAGAATTGTTTGCCTGGTCTTCGCGACAATTTTTACCGAATCGAAGCTCCGTGGCGGCCCCGACCGTACTCAAGTTCTTGGGCATTTAATATAGTATCGCATTTTAATTCGCATACATAAGTCCCGCCATACCGTTATTCACCCTGAGAATGTTATAGTTTACTGCATATACGGGGTCTATGATTGGTTTAGTTTGACTATGAATCTTCACGGAATCTAAACGACTGAAATTAAGTGATCCACTGGGTTGAAGTGAACTCGTGTTTAAACAAAACGGGTACAAGAAACAATCTGGTGATGTGACGAAATTTGTATGGTAATAACTCATTATATCGACAAAGTGTGGTTTGGCCCACTTGAATGGACTTAGGTCAACACCGTTAACGCTGAGTTTGATTTTGTTATCTATAGACGTGAGTGTACTTTCAGAATTTGTATTAGACCCGGCGATATACTTGACAGGGTGATTAAACGAAAGTTCTTGTGTGAGTTCACCGGAAGGGATACTTTTTTGGACCTGTGTGATGAGAATATCATGCTGTCTAGATGCCATGATGCCACGTTCTTCATTGTCCAGGTAATAATAATTGGCGTACGATTCGATGTTGTAATTACCGGCGTCTGGGCCCCAGTAAATACGTAATTCGACTGTATGATACTGTAAAGCAACTAACGGAATTGCGGACTGCGGGCCTTCACAGAAAAAGAACCGGAGTGGGTAAAAATACGAACGAGCACTCGCACCGGGGTGGGATCCGTTTGAACTTTTAGAGACGTTTTGTGCACTCGCATCGACGGCGATCTTTTCCGTGAAAAATACGTCCTGGGAGTCTATGACCTGTCCACCGATGAGTAGCTCGACCTTGTCGATAATGGTACGCCATTTTTGGATATCTATAGCCTTCGAATTGTCATCAATCGTAAAATATGTGTATCCGAGTAAGTCACCGTTTCGTTCAAAACGAACGGTTGACATAGAGTTACCTTTCACAAGTCCCTGGATTGTTTGCTTTTCGAGAGATTGTGAAAAGTTGGAATGCCTCTTAAAGGTCGAAGTGAAAAATGAAATTTCAGGTTCGCCGATTATGTGTTCATCTTGTGCGCCGACGGCGACTAATTGGACAATGCCAGAGGACATTTATAATACTACGAGGTAAAATTTAAACCTCTTTTAATGCCCTGAAAGGTTTTTGTTCTTACACGTGAATTTAAAAATGAAATAATTATCGAGTGTACCGGTAATTGGTTGACCAGTCTGATCACGTATTGAGACATTGAGTCGTGAAATTTTGGAAATGGGTGTAATGTATTGCTGCACCACGGGGTAATTGTCCCTAAAATTGAATCGTCCAGACCCATCATCTAGGATAGTGGCGAAAGCCCTGTTAAGCGTCGAGCGTGATGATTGACCACCCGGTTCATTTGTTGCACGCTGTGTAAATTGCGAGTCTAATTCTTGAACAGAAATGGAGCACACGTTGGAGGTCGACGAAGGTCGCACCTGAGCTGCGATCAGTCGGACTTGTACAACATTCTCGAGCTCCTGTTGTAAGTGTACGGTGAATATACTTTTACTCGTTTGTCCAATCGTGTCCACTAGAATCGTGTGATATTCTTGTTCAAGGTCGGGAATTTTAGAATTTGATGTGACGATCGCCATTTATAATAGCTTAGATTAAAACGCCACCGATTCCGTCCGAGATTTGATAACTTGCGGCATCGCTCGCCAATTTTTGACCACCACACACACCGACGTTGTTGATTGTGTACGCATCGGAAGTCTGCTCGGACCCAGGGAGGCATTGCGCTCCGCGGGGGAGAGTGAATATAGACCCACCCTTACCAGCTGACGTGATTGAGATCGTCTTAGGTTGGTACATACTTCTCTTGGGCATCATAAGGGAAATAATGGTGAGAAGAAATAGAACACCTAGAATCACTTTGAGAGTAATGCGGTCGGTATTGTTAAGTTTCATTTATTATCTACTGACATTTTTTTATAAAGTGCGTTAAAGAAAAAAGATTAGTTTCAATATAGAAAGTAATGGACGGTGAGATTGTTCTTAATAGAAATGACAAATCTGTCGTGAAACTTGACGAGGACGAGATGGCGATGTTTAATGAAATTCAACTCGATTTTCCTAAACCTCAAGTGATGCGTCGCTCACCCGAAACGATGCAGAATACTAGACAACCTGCCCCACAACAATCTCAATACGATGAGACTCAGGAGGATATGGACTCATTCGCGAACCCAAACAAGACGAGTGCCCCCTCACCACCTCAACCTGAGGATCCAATAGATTATGGTGAATATGAGGAGGAACCCCAAATGGGAAACGGGGGTGGGGGTTACGGAGGCGGAGGCGACTTCGCACCTGAAGAAGCCGAACAACCATCTCCCGGGTACAAGACGATAGATGAAGAGAAGGCGGATCTCGTGAACAAACTCGGTCGTCTGGAAAAGAAGGGGTTCGCGATTAACAAACGAATGAACGTGTACTCCAATATTGACGACTTGCGCACAGAGGTTAAGCGTATCACCTACAGTATCGATGTTGATAAATCGCTGAAGTTTTCCAAACGTATGTTGATTGCATGTGTTACCGGTTTAGAGTTTATGAACAAGCGATACAACCCTCTCGATATCCAACTTGAAGGTTGGTCCGAAAATATAATGGAAAACGTTGATGACTACGATGAAGTGTTTGAAGAGTTGTATGTGAAGTACCGAACGAAAATGCATGTCGCACCAGAAATCAAACTGGTGATGATGCTCGGTGGAAGTGCGATGATGTTCCATCTCACGAATAGTATGTTCAAACAAGTGATGCCAAACATGAACGACGTGATGAAACAAAACCCAGATCTCATGCAAAACATGATGAGCGCGGTCCAAACGACTATGGTGAACGGTAAGCAACCTTCTCAACCACAGAACACTGACGGTAGTGGTGGGCGCCATGAAATGCAGGGGCCTGGGCTAGACATTTCAAGTCTCATGGGAAACATCATGATGCCCCCCACCCCCGCGGTGAGTACATCAGCTTTCAACCCACCGGCAATTGATGACGATGACGATGACATTTCGGATATCATATCTGTTCAGGGTGGGGACGCACCCGAAGATGAAAGTGATGTGAAGCAGGTGAAAATTCCCGCGGCGAAATCTAAACGTGGCGGGCGTAAGAAGAAGGTTGAAATTAATTTGTAAACATAGAATAAATGATAGGGTATAGTCCCATTGATTTTGGTGACGACCCGCCACCCGCTTCTGTTCAGAAGAAGGTGGAGGATAGTGCGTCTAAAAAGAAACAGCAGGCACCAGCTATCATGGACGATAACACGGAATGTAATTACGTTGTTATGTTCTTCATAGTAGGTGTGATTGCTCTCGCAGCGATGGATTCAATTAAGAAGTAAGTATCACAAATGTACCACGTGATAAAATATCACGTGTTACATTTTATATGCGCGAATCTACATAGTACCACGTAACCAATACACGTTTCGTGCCACTGGTCACTTGATTTCCTTGATGAATATAGCACCAATTTGAGGGGAATATGAGTGCATCCCCCTTTTTCGGATTAAACGTTTTATGGGTAAACGCCGTCCCACCACCTTCGAAATCGTCCGTCAAATATAAAATAACTGAAATCTGTCTATGATATTCCATCCTTGACTGTAACGTTCCCTGATCGTGATGAAATCCATACTGTTGCCCCTTCGTGTATTGAATTACACGTAAGGCTTCACGCCATGATGCCGTGTCATTAGCTCCGGGTAATGGGTGTGTGTTGTAACCCGAATGTATCTGGAGTATTTTTCTTTTATATTCATCGAGAGCCGCATTTATTTTTTCGTGTACCCTTTTGGTAATATTTTCATTTTCGGGTAGAGTACATTCAGTACTCGTTCGCCCCGAATCTATTTTTGTATTTTCACCGTTGAATGTTGTACTTCGAGTAAATGCGAGGTTTTTATCTGTATACGTATTCAAATCATTTAATTCATCTTCGTTGAGAACTGGAATGATTTGAATAAGATTATCCATATTTGTATAGCTTGTAGACCCTTTAAGCATTTTCTAAAGCCA